TCCGACAGTAGCTTGCGGTATAAAGATTGGCCCCAAAGGCGCAGCGCTGAGCAATTACACCTTCACCGTGCCACGTAACGTGGGTGATGTCTGGTTAGAAAGTTTCGTTAACACAACAATTCTGAAGATGAACGCCAATCCGGCGATTTTATCCGCACTCAAAGCATGTAACGGCCCACGTCGCGACATTCTAATCAGCATGGCGTATCAGATGGGCGTAAATGGCCTGGCAGGATTTAAGAACACGCTGGCGATGATTGCTGACGGCAATTTCTCTGGTGCGTCAAATGGCATGCTATCCAGTTTATGGGCGAAACAAACGCCAAACCGCGCAAAGCGTCACGCTGAAGTAATGCGTACCGGTGACATGAAAGCCTACGAAGGATTACTCAAATGAAAATCCGACTCGTAGACGACTGGCGTCACTGGTGGCGATGGAACTCCACGAAGGTCATTGTCGCTTTGGGCGCACTGCCGACTATCTGGTTTGAGCTGCCTCCCGAGTGGAAGGCGGAAATCCCCTCAAGCTGGATGCGTGTCGGCGCGATTATCCTGATGGTCATCGGCGTTCTGTCTCGCATGACACTGCAAAAACCACCGGAGAAGAAAGATGGGAACGACTGAGTTAATCCTCTCTGGCCTGCTGGCGTTCGTCCTGGCTGTGCTTGGCGCTTTCGGTATAGGTCGCAGTGGTGGCAAACGAGATGCAGAGCAGAAAGCTGAAGCTAAGCGTATCGACGAATACATTCAGGCAACCAACGCAGTCACTGAAAAGCGCATTGAAGCATCGAAAGGAGCCGCAGATGTTCAGCAGAGTGTTAACCATATGCCTGATGACGATGTCGATCGCGAGTTGCGCGAAAACTGGACCCGCAAAACCTGAGGTCATTGATACCGCCTGTGACTGGGTGCAGATCATCTACCTGACAGACCATGATATTGACGTACTGGACAGGCAGACGAAGAAAGACATTCTGGCGCACAACAAGGCATGGGTTAAAAACTGCGGGCCGAACAAATGAAATACCACTACGAAGTCCACTACACCAAATCGTGGTGGGTTCCGCTTTACCGCTGGGCCGTGCGCAGAGTCTGCAATGTATTCCCGGTAAGCCCACTACTGTTAGTCATTAAGGCTTTCGTATATGCGCGCGTCGTGAAAGAGAAACACTTTAAATTCCTGTCAGGTTTCATCGCCAGATGGGGATTTAAGTTCAAAGCAGAGAAATAACTATGGCCAGGCCAACCAAGTACCAGAAGGCGTACGCCGAGCAGGCTCGCAAGCTGTGCATGCTTGGCTACACCGATGAACAATTAGCAGACTTCTTTTCAGTTGCTGTATCGACTATCAGCAAATGGAAGCTCGACCATCCCGAGTTTTCGGAGGCCGTAAAAAAGGGGAAAGACCTTGTTGATGCAGAAGTGGTCGACAGTCTCTACCAGCGAGCAATGGGCTACGTTGCCCCCGACACTGATATCCGCGTCATTGATAACCAGATAGTCAAAACGCAAATCAAAAAGCATTACCCTCCAGACACGGCTGCGGCGATATTCTGGCTTAAGAACAGGCAGAAGAAAGCATGGCGAGACAAAATTGATCACGCTATTGAAGGTGCTGATGGCGGGCCGGTTCAGGTCGTCAACTATACCCCGGCAGATTATGCAGCAGCTCAGGCAGCTATGGAGGAGAAACTAAAAGGCCTGGACTGATATGAACGAAATACTCGAATGGGATGATTTGTCATTCCCTGAGCGCGTCATCATTCGTTCAAAGTCCACCAAGTCGTTTCTCAACTTTACCCGGTTATGGTTTGAACTGATTCAGGGCGATCGGCTTCTGGTTAACTGGCATCACCGGCTGATGGCGTCGAAGATTGATGACCTGATAGCAGGAAGGCTTGAGCCCGGAAACCTGATAATCAACATCCCGCCCGGTGGCACAAAGACAGAGTTTTTCTCCATTCACTTTCCTGCGTACGTCAATGCACTGGTGCAGGAAGGCAAGCTCAAGCGCTTCCGTAACCTGAACATCTCGTTTGCTGACACGCTGGTTAAGCGCAACTCGCGCCGCACCCGCGACATCATAGCCAGCAAAGAGTACCAAGAGTTCTGGCCTTGCTCATTCGGTGTCAACCAGGCTGAAGAGTGGGAGATAAAAGACGATCGCGGTCGCTCAATCGGGCAGACAGTATCGCGCTCCAGCAACGGGCAAATCACCGGTGGCCGTGGTGGCTACTTCGGCCCTGAGTTTTCCGGCATGGTTATGCTGGACGACTACAACAAACCGGTCGACATGCTCAGCGAGACCAAGCGGAACAGCGCCAACACGCTTCTGGTCAACACAATCCGCTCTCGACGTGGCGATAAGTCGAAAGACCACCCGACACCTTTCGTGAGCATTCAGCAGCGTCTTCATACCGATGATGCTACCGGATTCATGCTGTCAGGTGGTATGGGCGTTGATTTCCATCACGTAGCCATCCCGGCGTTGATTGACGAGCGATACATTAAGTCGCTGCCTGAGCCATGGCGTTCACTGTGCTGGGAAACGGTCAAAGACACTGAGTCAGTCGAAGTCTCCGGGACGCGCTACTGGTCATACTGGCCGCAGATGGAAGATGTAAACGATCTCGTCGCCCTGTGGGAGAGAGACCGTTACACATTCCTGTCGCAGTACCAGCAGAACCCAATGGCGCTGACAGGTGGCATCATTGATACCGACTGGTTCCAGACTTACACCACGCTTCCTAAGCTAACTCACCGCGCCGTATACGTTGATACTAACAGCGGCAAAGTAGAGGACTGGCTGGACTACACCGTATTCACGCTGGCCGGAATGGGAGTGGATGGGAATTTATACATCATCGATGTCGTGCGAGGCCGCTGGGACCCGGAAGACCTCCTGAAGAAAGCCGAAGAGGTGTGGGAGAAGTGGCGCATGCAGGGATCACTTCGAATCATGCCAATGCGTCATATGGCAATCGAAGAGAAGCAGGCCGGGCAGGGCCTCATCACCACGCTCAAGAAGCGCAACAGCATCCCGGTTAAAGAGATTCCCCGCGGCGCAGGTCAGAACAAACTGGTTCGCTGCCTTAACGTCATTCCGCAGATAAAGACCGGCAAGGTTTACGTGCCAGCCACGCATGATGCCAACGGCGCAGCGGTGCTACACACCCGTTACGAAGACGGCACCATTGCCGGAGCAACCTCATGGGTTATCACCGCCATGACTGAATGTGCTGCGTTCTCAGCTGACGACAGTCACGACAATGACGACATCCTCGATACCTGGATGGATGCCATTGACGACAACCTCATTTCTGGTCGCCAGCCGATGGTCATCGACCCGAGCCAACTCAGGAGAATTTAAGTGTGGCCGTTTAAGAAGAAACAAGTCGCCGCGCCTGAGCCGGTGAAAGAGCCTGAAAAGGCGCAGATGAAAATTAACCCCACCGCAGTAGCAGAAGTCCAGCCAAAGCCCCAAAGAGAGCACAAGCGTTATGAGCCGCCCAAAGGGGTAATACCCGAGGCAATTCGTAGCGCCGTTCTGGCGATGGACTCAACTCCGTACGCAGAGATAAACGACGCTTACGCGATGGGCTATGCCTGGGGGAACATGGACAGCTTCCCCGGCTATCCCTATCTGGCAATGATGGCGCAGAAGCCTGAATATCGGAAAATGGTTGGCATCATCGCCGAAGAGATGACGCGTAAGTGGATCAAGCTTAAGACTGTAGGCGACGACGACAAGTCAGACCGCGTTAAACAGCTTTACGATGCGCTCGAACGTTTCCATGTGCGCGACAAGTTCCGCGAGGCCGCTGAACATGATGGTTATTTTGGCGGCGGGCAGATTTATATCGACGTCCTGTCACCGAAAAACGTATCGGCCTGGACGGATGACAATGAGCTTCAGAGCAAGCTGTTCATCAGCGAGAAGAAAATCCCCAAAGGGAGCCTGAAAGGGTTTCAGGTTATTGAGCCAGTCTGGACTTACCCCGGCGTCTATAACGCGCAGAACCCGCTAAGCCCTGACTTCTACAAGCCGACTCAGTGGTTTGTGATGGGCAAGACGGTACACGCCAGTCGCATGATTGATTTCGTATCGCGTCAGGTGCCGGATCTGCTGAAGGCAAGCTACAACTTTCGCGGACTGTCGCTTATTCAGATAGCTGAGCCATACGTGAATAACTGGCTACGCACACGGGACAGCGTCAGCGACATGATCCACTCATTCAGCATCCCGGTAATCGGTACTGATATGAGCCAGGTGCTACAGGGCGGCGGTGCCGAAAACCTTCTGATGCGCCTGATGATGTTTAACCAGTGCCGGGACAATCGCGGGGCATTCGCCAAAGATAACAACAAAGAGCAGCCGGAAACGGTTGAATTCGTTAACGCACCGCTTAGCGGTCTGGACATGCTACAGGCGCAGGCACAGGAGCAAATGGCCTCAGTCTCAAGCATTCCACTGGTTAAGTTGCTTGGCATCACCCCGAATGGCCTTAATGCCTCATCAGATGGCGAGATACGCGTCTTTTACGACTACATTCACTCGCTACAGCAGTCGATATTTAAAACGCCTCTCAAGCGCGTTCTGGACGTTATACAGCTATCTGAGTTCGGCGACATCGACCCGGATATCTATTTTGAATTCGAGCCTCTTTACGAGATGAGCGCGAAAGAGAAAGCGGATATCCGCAAGGTCGATGCTGACACTGACGCGGTGTACATTACGGCCGGCGCTCTGTCAGCCAATGAGGTACGCGAGAAGATAGCCGACGACCCGGACAGCCCTTATCACTCACTGGATTTAAGCGATGAAATCGAAATCGACCTCGAAGAAGACGAAGAAATCGACCCAGACGATAAGGCCGGTGAGACCTAACGCAGGCGTTGAGGCGTGGTATCGAAAGGAACTGGATAAGCTGGTCAGAGAGATGCAGAAATCCATGGTGTACTGGCTGACCGCTAACTATAAAGCGAGCGGCGCAGCGGTTGCCATGGACGCATCCCCGGCTGTGTTTATGCGCGAGGCGATGAGGAAGTTAGCCAGGCGATGGCAAAAGCGGTTTGATGACATTGCCGCGAAACTGTCCCAGCGCTTCACCAGTGCCGCTATGAAGAACTCTGACGTGTCGCTATACAACGCGCTGGAGTCAGCAGGATTGACGGTTGAGTTTAAAATGACGGCAGCCATGAATAACGCATTGCAGGCAACCATCACAGAAAACGTCAACCTGATTAAAAGCATCCCTGAGCAATACCTGACGCAGGTGGAAGGGCTCGTGATGCGCTCTGTGTCTCGCGGGCGTGACCTGTCATATCTCACCGATGAACTGGAAAAACGCTACGGCATCACGCGCCGCCGTGCCGCTCTCATCGCCAGAGACCAGAACAACAAAGCGACGTCTGTCATGCAAACTGCAAGGCAACAGTCGTTAGGCATCACCAAAGGCATCTGGCGTCACTCTCACGCAGGTAAAGAGCCTCGCCCCTCCCACGTTAAGGCAGACGGGAAAGAGTTCGACCTGAGCAAGGGGATGTATCTGGATGGAAAGTGGACTCTTCCAGGAGAAGAGATAAACTGTCGGTGTACATGGTCACCAGTTATACCAGGCTTGGAGGGATGATGTTATTGGAAATAGACAGCCATGAATTAGCCACTCTGCGTGTCGCGCTAAGTCACTTCAGTGAATATTTAAAAGAAGATGGTCTTGGCGATGATGACCATGGCAAAGAGCTTGTAAGGATTTACCAACAAAATATAAATTCACTGCTGAAGAAAATAATCCAAAAATAAGGTCGCTTAGGCGGCCTTTTTTAATGCCTTAAATTCGAGAAAATAAATGACTATCGAACGGTTAGCGTTTGACCGCGCATCCGTGCGCTCATTCGATAAGGTAGGTCGTCTTCAGGTAGCCATCAGCAATATCAGTAAAGCGAATGTCTGCCCCTACTACGGGCGTGAAATTCCAAATGCTGAAGCGCTGGGTCTGGAGCCTGACAAGATATATCGGCTCTATCGTGACCCTGAAGAACTGAAGAAAGCCGCGCCAACATTCAACAACATTCCACTCCTCTGTATCCACACCCCTGATTTCCCCGGCGACCCGCCCCGCGAATACCGCGTCGGGGTAACGCATTCAAGCGCAGCATTTGACGGAACGTATCTCACTAACGGTCTTTCCGTGTGGGACAACTCCGCCATTGCCGGGATTGAGACAGAGGAGCAAGAAGAACTGTCATCGTCGTATCAGTACGTCGCTGACATGACACCCGGCACGACACCGGACGGCGAGGAATATGACGGCGTCATGCGTGACATCGTCGGAAACCACGTTGCCCTGGTCGAAACAGGCCGAGCAGGTAGCGACGTACTGGTCGCTGATTCACTCCCACTGGAGCTTAAATACATGAAGTTAGACCGCAAAGGCGTTGCCATCCGTGCCGCGCTGGGAGCGTATCTGAAGCCGCGTCTGGCTCAGGATGCCTCTCCCTCAGCATTCCTGACAAGTCTTCTGGCATCACATAACAAGAAGCCAGCAAACACTATCGCTCACAAAATCATCACCGAATACAAGGGCCGCTTAGCTGCTGATATGGAGATTCAGCCGGAAGAACTGGTTGAAATCATCGAGGCATCCGAGCAGACCGTAGAGCCGGATGAAGAAGTAAAAGTGACCGGCGACGGCGACAACGAAGCGATCATCTCTCTGCTGCGTGAAGCTGGCGTGTCTGAAGAAGTGATCGCCAAAATCGCCGCGTCTCTGGCACCTGCTGCCGCGATGGACGAAGACACCGACGACGACAAGAAAGACGACAAAGAGAAAGACAAAGTGGATAAACCTGCAATGGATGCCGCTATCCGTCTGGCCGCTGATGCCGCGACCAAAAAAGCCGCTGAAAACTTCCGCGCCGTTCGCGAAGCCGAGCAGGCCGTGCGCCCGCTGATTGGAGATGTGGTAGCGATGGACTCCGCTGAAGATGTCTATCGGACAGCACTGGAACAGTCTGGCGTTGACATCAACGGCGTACACCCGTCCGCGTTCCCGTCACTGGTCAAAATGGCGATCAGCCAGAAAGAAAATTCACGTCCTGCCCCTCTGGCTCAGGATTCCGCATCCATCAGCGATTTCGAGAAGGCTTTCCCGACCGCTGGCAAACTGAAACGAGGGTTCTAAGATGCCTTTTCAGAGTGTAATCAATCAATATCCGGCTCCCGGCGTCGAAGGTGGCTTTGCAAGCACTAACCCTCACGCAACGTATGCGGCTGGCGAGGCGGCTCTTGTGGCTGGCGACGGCGGCGTAACCATTGGCCGCTTTGCATGGGTTGTTGGTGGCGTTGCGACCACCACAGGCACCGGCGTACCGGCTGGCTTCGTTCATCGTGACGGGCAGGCAGTAATCACCGACTGGCTGGGCGCAGCGTCAAACGTGGTGCAGAAAGGCCGCGAAATCACGCTGATGGTTGCTGGCGATTTCTGGGCGCGTACCGCTACCGCTGCAACTCGCGGTCAGAAAATTTTCGCTGTCCTGGCTGACGGCACCGTTAAAACCGGCGCGGCTGGCGCAACCATTTCTGGCGCGATTGAGACGCCTTTCTATGCTGCTAGCGCCTGCGACGCTAACGAGCTTGTCAAAATCAGCACCTGGAGCAAGTAATGAACGAATTTCAGAAACACTACGCCGCGGCGAGCGGCAAATACGGCATTGTTTTGCCTGGTGCGAAGGACTACCTGAAGCCGGAGTTTGCAGAAAACTTCGCGCTGGCGATGGACGCCCAGCCCACCATGGTCACCACTGGCAGTTCCGGCGTGCCAGCATTCTTCACCAACTACGTTGACCCTGAGTTGATCCGCATTCTGGTTACCCCGATGAAAGCTGCTGAAATCATCGGCGAAGTGAAAAAAGGCGACTGGACCACGCTAACCGCTCAGTTCCCGGTCGTGGAATCTGCCGGTGAAGTCAGCTCCTACGGCGACTACAACAACAACGGCATGACCGCCGCTAACGTTAACTGGGTGCCTCGCCAGTCATACCACTACCAGACACACACCCGCTGGGGTGAGCGTGAACTGGATATGTACGGCGCGGCGCGTATCGGGTATGCCGCTGAGCTGAATGTGGCTTCTGCACTGGTGCTGAACAAATTCCAGAACAAATCCTACTTCTACGGCATTCAGGGTTTGCAGAACTACGGCCTGCTTAACGATCCGTCCCTGCCGGCCTCCATCTCGCCTAACGCAACCGGCACCGGCAGCGCACTGACCTGGAACACCAAAGATGGTCAGGCGGTTTATGACGACATTGCCAAGCTGTACGGTCAGTTAGTTGCCCAGACAAAAGGCCTGATTGAGCGTGACGCGCCGATGACTCTGGCTATGTCGCCAACTGCTGAAGTGAACCTGACCAAAACGAACATGTACAACGTGAACGTTACGGATCAGCTGAAGAAAAACTTCCCGAACCTGAAAATTGAAACCGCTGTCGAGTACTCAACGCCAGCCGGTGAAATGGTTCAGTTGATTGCCGACCGTCTGGGTGAGCAGGACACCGCCTACGCCGCATTTACTGAAAAAATGCGAGCGCATGCCGTGGTGACTGAAGAGTCATCCTGGAAGCAGAAAAAATCCGGTGGCACCTGGGGTGCAATCATCCGTCAACCGCTGGCAATTGCCACAATGCTGGGAGTGTAAGGTTTAGGCCTCACGGAAATACTCGCCATAGAACATGTAAGCAGCAAGTTTATATGCTGATGATGCTTGTTCTCTTGTTGAATACAATCCCAGGCTGACTTGTTTATTATTTAAATTGATGCGAGCCATCCATTTTTTTCTCTGATTATGAAAGCAAACACCTTTATAACCAGAGGTGTTATCTGCTCGCTTTCCGGTATTACACATATTTTGGCTATTTGTTGCGGGGCGGAGGTTTGAAATTCTATCATCAGTCTTATCTCCGTTTATATGGTCTATATAATCAGGCATATCATCGCCATGAACCAGCATCCATGCTATACGATGGACTCTATAAACCTTTCCAAGTATGCCAATCATTTTGTAACCTGATGAATCAGATGAATTTCCTGTGGGTTTGTTTGACCTTTTGTTTCTCATAAATCCGGTTTCTGGATTGTATTCAATAATTTCTTTGAGAATGCTTTGATTAATCATATAAACCTCCAAAAGGTTAGTCATATATTTTCTCATAATATTTTTCTTCCACAAAGGTAATAAATATGTCCAGTGAAGTAGTAGTGGTTGGCTGCAAACTGCCTAACGGCATTGTGCTGGAAGTTGATGGCTACAGCGTCGTCCTGAACGGTGCTAACGCCTCAAACGTCATCGGTGGCTACGGCCTGACTGAGAACGTCGACAAAGACGCTTTCGATAAATGGCTGAAGATCCACGCTGACCAGGCGTATGTGAAAAACGAGCTTGTATTCGCGCAGGCCAAAACTAACAGCGCAGAATCCAAAGCGAAAGAAAATGCCGATCGCCGTTCTGGTCTGGAAGGTTTGCCGCAGGACAAGCCGATGCCGGGTATCGAAAAAGCGGACGATAAATAATGGCTATCGTTGTCTTTGACATAAGCGCGTTCAGGGCGCGTTATCCCGAGTTCGCCTCGGTGAGTGATGACCTGTTGAATGCCTACTTTGCAGAGGCAACGGTCTACCTGAATAACACCGATTGCAGCCCGGTAAGCGACGTTGATGTCCGGGCTGTTTATCTCAATATGCTGGTTGCTCATATCGCCGCGATGAATTCTGGCGTCGGCGGTCAGGCACCTTCCGGGTTGGTTGGGCGCGTAGCGAGCGCCTCAGAAGGGTCAGTCTCTGTATCCCTCGCTGACGTCCCGCAAAGCCAGGCTTCATGGTGGTATCTGCAAACGCCTTACGGCGCTGCTTACTGGCAGGCCACAGCCGCTTACAGGACCGTTCGCTACGTGCCCGGCGCTTCACCTTCCAACTATCCCGGTCATTACTATCGCCGGGCCAACTGGAGGAGGTAGCTATGTCGTCATTCAGTGGTGGTGATGCGCTTGAGCGAAAGCTTGCTGAAATGGCGGAAAAGCTGGGAGAGGGTAAGGTTTTGCGGGTTGGATTTCTTGAGAATGCAACCTATCCGGACGGGCAGCAGGTGGCGATGGTCGCCGCAGCTAACGAGTTCGGAAATCCTGCCAATAACCAGCCACCCCGCCCTTTCTTCAGAAACATGATTGCCGACAACAAAGACACCTGGCCTGACGACATTGGTCGGATTGCACAGGCTACTGGATTTGATGGTGAGCAGACCCTTGGCCTTATGGGCGAGCACATCAAAGCACAGTTGCAGCAGTCGATCAGGGAGTTAATGGAGCCGCCTCTGTCACCAGTGACTATCGAGAAGAAAGGCTTCGATAAGCCACTGATTTACACCGGACACATGCTTAACAGCGTCGATTACGATATCAGGGACGGTGAAGAATGAATCTGAGAGGCATTGCAAACGGGCTAACCAGCAGAATTAATCCGAACGTTGCTGGCGTGTTTCAGGTCAACGCCGGTTTCACAACTTTACCAGGCGGAAAGCGCGTACCGTCCTACAACAATGTTGATGTGTCTGTTCAGTTTCAGGAACTGTCATCGACTGACCTGAAGCAAATCGATGCGGTCAACATTCAGGGGATTTTGCGATCAGCTTATCTGAACGGGAATTTCAACGGTGTGAACCGGCCCGAGCAGAAAGGCGGAGACATTCTCCTGGTCGGTAGCGACAAATGGCTGGTCGTGAAAGTGCCGGAGTTGTGGCCGGAATGGTGTCGGGTAATTGTTAATCTCCAGAGGTCACCATGAGCGCCACTATCGACATCAAAGAGATTGACCTGCTTATTCCGCTTCAGGCGTTTCTGATGGATATAACAGGCCTGACGATAGACAACGTACTGGACGGGCAGCAGAACCTTACTCCAATGCCGCTTGGTGACTTCATTATCATGACGCCCATGAGGCAGGTGGGTCTTTCAACCAACCGCGTGAGATACGCTGATAACGGCATCTATGGCGAAGGTGTTCAGCAAAACAGCCGTAGCACACAGTGGCCCTGCCAGATTGACTGCTACGGAGAAAGCGCGGCGGATAACGCTGCAATTATCGGTACGCTGATCCGCTCAGAATATGCCTGCGAATGGTTCAGGCAAAACGGCAACACATTAATTCCTCTCTACTGCTCCGACCCGCATCAGACAACGATGATTAACGGCGAGCAACAATACGAAAGCCGCTGGACGATGGATTTTATCGGGCAATACAACCCGAGCGTTTCCACGCGTCAGGATTTCTTTGACAGCATCACAGTTGGCGTTATTGCCGCAGATTTAAAATACCCACCGGAGAGCCCTTAAATGGCAATTTCCTTACGTGAAGACGTACAAATCAACCCCGGAGTACTGCCTGCGGGCGGTAGCGCGGTAGATTTAAACGGTCTTATTTTAACAGACAGTCAGTATGCGCCGGTGGGTAGTGTTCCATCGTTTGCGAACAAAGAAGACGTTGGTCGTTATTTCGGCTTTACTTCGACCGAATACGGCATGGCCGCCATCTATTTCAATGGCTATGACGGTTCCACTAAAAAGCCTGGTTCCCTGCTGTTTGCGCAGTTCAATGAAGCCGCTGTATCAGCATGGTTGCGCTCTGGTTCGCTGTCAGACATGACGCTTGACCAGTTAAAACTCATCAGCGGAACTCTGATCCTCACCGTAGACGGAACCGTCAAGACATCTACCAATATCGTCCTGACGGCGGCAACCAGCTTTGCGCAGGCCGCGACAATCATTAAGACGGCGCTGGGTTCTGGTGTTGATGTGGTATACGACACGGTACAAAAAGCATTCATCATCAAATCAAGCACGACCGGCGCGGCAAGCACCATCAACTACGCAACCGGCACGGCGGCTACAGCGCTGCGGTTTACTGCGGCTACCGGTGCCATCATCTCTCAGGGCGCAGACATTGCTAATGTTCCCTCCCTGATGGTATCGGTGCTGGATAAAACCCAGAACTGGGCGCTGTTCACCACCTCGTTTGAGTGCGATGAAGCGCAGCACCTGGCGTTTTCCTCCTGGGTAAACAGCGAGAATTACCGCTTTGGGTATGTTGCTCATTACGATGAGGCTGACGCTAAAGTGCAGGGCAGTACGTCAACGCTGACTTATAAGCTCATCGAGACGTACAACTACCAGAACGTGGTCCCTGTGTATGGTGACCAGACCTACGCTGCATCTGCGCTGGGTTATGCCGCCAGCCTCGACTTTGATCGTCAGGAAGGACGTGTTCCATTCAAGTTCCGGTCTCAGTCTGGTCTGGTGGCTAATATCACATCAAGCGCAGACTGCACTGCACTTAAAGGGAACGGCTACAACTTCTACGGCGCGTACACGGCTAACGATTTTGACACTCAGTACTGGGCTGAAGGCGCTATCACCGGCGATTTCAAATGGTTTGATAGCTTCTGCTTCCAGATCTGGCTTAACGCTAATCTGGCTCAGGACGCGATTATCACCCTCCAGTCAAATCGCTCTATTCCGTATAACGCCCGCGGCAAAGCCATCATAGAGTCAGGATTCGCTGACACGCTGGCTCAGGGTCTGCTTTTCGGCGGCATTCGCACTGGCGTAACGCTTTCCGGCAACCAGAAGTCAGAAATCACCAACGCAGTTGGCGCTGATGTATCCGCATCTTTGCTGGCGAAGGGTTATTACCTGTACATCTCAGATCCAACTCCGCAGCAACGCTCAGACCGCAGTAGCCCGAATATGACTCTGTGGTATTGCGATGGCGGTTGCGTCCAGAAAATCACTCTTGCAAGTATCGAGGTGCAATAAATGGCGGGAAATACTATTACCAGTGCTGACGCTATTTTTGCTCTCACTGTGACCAACCTGTACCCCAGTGCACAGACGCTGGAGGGGTACGCGGCGGATGCGATGTTTGCCCTGGGTGATACCGAAATGGCCGTAACGGTGCGTGGCGCTGATGGAAAACTATCTGGCGGCTTCGTGTTTGGTCAGTACCTTCAGACCATCACCATTATGCCTGACAGTCCAAGCCGTGAAATTTTTGAGACGTGGCAGTTAACGTCGCAAACATCCAAGGCTGTATTCCGCTGTAACGCGACAATCATCCTTCCGGCTATCGGGCGCAAATATACCCTCACAAACGGCGTTCTGGTGCGTGTTAAGGCAATCCCTGACGCCCAGCGTGTGTTGCAGGCAGCGACCTACCAGATCGACTGGGAAAATGTTGTTGGCGAAAACTACCAGGCATAAGGCATATCATGGCACGTAAAGAAATTGACTACTCAGTAGATGGCGATAACCGCGACACTGGCAAGCTGTTCCGCATTACGGAGATGCCAGCTACAGAGGCGGAATGGTGGGCTATCCGTGCAGGTCTGGCGATGGCTAAAAATGGCGTTGAAGTACCGGATAACATAGCTGATATGGGTATGCACGAGATGGCGCGTATCGGTTTTGGCATGCTGGCTAAAGTCGACCCGGTGGATGCCAAGCCGCTTCTGGATGAGCTGATGAAGTGCGTCAAAATCATCCCCGACCCGTCAAACCGCAACATTGTCCGCTCTCTCGTCGACAGCGATATCGAAGAGGTCTCCACCCGCCTGAAACTTCGCGCAGAGGTGTTCAAGCTACACGTGGGTTTTTCTCAGGCCGCCGCCAGTTAGACATCCCTCCGGTCATGACCGATACGGTTCATGGCCTGGCTGATTATGTCAACGTCCCCAAAACCATAGCGACTGTGCTCAGCTCGGGCATGGCAACACTGACAGAACTGAGCACAACACTTGGCACTGAGGATTTGTGGTGGCTGCTCGAAATATCCACGGTGGACAGTTACAACAAAATGGTCATCAACAGAACAAATGAGGCCCGTTAATGGCAGGAACGATTATCGACGCGCTGGTCGTCACGCTGGGCCTTGATTCGTCAGGGTTTAAGAAAGGTCAGAAGGAAGTTTCTGACGGTCTTGATGACACCAGAAATGATGCAGAAAGAACAGCTAAAGACATGGAAGCGGCCGGTAAAAGGGCTGCTTCTTTTTTTGGATCAATCCGAAACGAAATTATCGCGCTTGCCGGTGTATCCCTGTCCCTTTACGGCGTTAAAAACTTCGTAACTGAGATGACCAGCAGCCTCACTCAGCTTGGCGTGTCATCCAAAGCGCTGGACATGACCGCTAAAGAACTCGACGGCTTTACCGGCGCAGCAGAGGCGGCAGGGTCGAGTGGTGAAAAGATTATTGGAGTGCTTCAGAATTTTCAGGATTTAATCACTGATTTTAGAGGCGGTGGTGATATATCCAACAACCCTCTCATTAAAAATCTTGGGGGTTTTGAGGCGCTAACTGGAGTTAGGTTTGATCTGAACAAAGATAACTCTGGCGATATTCTGACCAAAATAGCCAATAACTGGGGAAAACTAAGCAAGGATGCGCAAAGGCGCTTTGGTAAAGATATAAATCTGGATAACGCGCTTATCCAAAGTTTCGGGGTGAAGGGTGATGAATCCTTTCTTAACCGGAAGCGGTATTTTGAAGAGCAATCGAAGGCTTCAAATTCTTTAGTATCAGATGCGGCAAAGCTAAACGTTCAGTTTGTACAGCTCAAACGTAATTTTGAAGCAGCAGGGCAGACCTTGTTTAAGGCGATGCTGCCTTATCTGGAAAAGATTCCTCCGCTACTAATCAAATTGGGCGACTGGATCACTGACCATGGGCCAGAGATTGAGAAATTCTTCTCGGACTCTGCAACAGAAATACAGCACGTAGTCGATGCGGTTGGCGGATGGGAAAACGCACTTAAGGTGCTCCTGGCATTTGTCGTTGGCTCGTGGGCTATTGGTATGCTTGGCGCTATTGGCAGAGTTGCAGCCGCTTTTGGCCCTGTCATCGCTGCAATGGCTGTTGTAAGTGCATGGGATAAATTAGGGCAGGCTGACAAAGAAGCCGAAAAGCAGGGAATCAGCACAGGCGAGTATCTTGTTAATAAGATGCTTGAAAAGCAAAAAGCCAACCAGGAATCCGGAAACACACCTACAGATAAAATCATGCAATGGTGGAGAAGTCTTGGTTTTAACGACATCGACAATACGTATGACGCTTACGGAACCCAAAAAGGAAACCCCCAGTGGAGGGATGCGTACGGTGCTTACGAGGTTTCTGATCGGGGCGCTAAAAATAGCGGGCCCAAAAATGAACTCAGCGAAAATGGAATGCATTCTAAGGACAGTTGGGTTGGAGAGCTTATTGGATTCCTGAAAGGCGGTGGCACTGACAATAGCTATGATGCATATGATACAGCCGGGAAAAATGCACAAGGGCACGGGGGCTATGATGCATATGGAACGGCTTCACGTGGAGTTCGCAATAACAACCCCGGAAACCTTAATTATGTAGGTCAGGCTGGCGCGACGAAAGAAGGCGGACAGAACGGCAGGTTTGCTGTGTTTGAAACCATGCAGCATGGCATTGCTGCGCTGTATAAGCAGCTACAACTCTATTTCAGTCGCGGAAAGGACACCATCCGGGAAATTATCAACACCTACGCCCCGTCATCGGAAAATAATACTGAGGCATACATCTCTGCCATTGTTAGAAAACTTGGTAAAGGTGCTGATGAGATACTCAACTCTTCAGATACGGAAACCATGTTTAACCTGATGCGCGGAATAATTGACCATGAAAATGGAAAGTCAGGTAAATACATCAGCGATACAAACATACTTGGCGGGATTCAGTTGGGTGCGCAAGCTATGGCTGGAAGGGTAACTCCAGCGGGCCAGCAGGGGGTGAGCAACAAAACCGATATCCACATTGGTGAAATGAATATGCAAACAAGTGCGACCAGTGTTAACGCGCTTGGTGCTGACGTTGAGCGAACTGTCCGGCGTAACGCCCTGGTATCTGCATATAATACAGGTCAGTGACATGGCATTTTCCATTAATGAAACAACGCTACTTAATGCGATAAAAGGCGGAGGGTTATTCTCCGTCATTAACAGCGTCCTGTATCCCGGTTACGGGATTTACTACGCTGACGGGAGTGGAAAAGCGATTAATCCCACCTCCTTTCTTGGCGTTGAGTATGGCGCGGAGGCGGTAGTAGTAAATGCGCCTGTAGAGAAGGGGTCTTACACCTCGTACAACAAGGTAAAACGCCCGCCCTTAATTCGGGTGCTGTTCGTTCTTGAGGGGTTGTCAGGTTTTACTGGTGCTTTACCCAACATCACCAATTTCTCTCTTACAAGTCGCACCGGGATTCTTTCCGCTCTGGATTCCATGGTGAACGACACAAAGTTGTATGACATCGAAACGCCAGATACAACATATGAGAAATACGACCTCATCAGATACAACTATCGCACATCGGAAAGGGATGTGACTCTGCTCACTGTAGAGGCGATATTTCAGTCGGTACTTGAAGAGGCTGAGGTAAAAGTAAGCAGCACGACAGCAGAAACGGATACAACCAGCAATAACAAAAAGAAAGGCGACAGCGCTGCCAATAATCCACCGCTTCAGGGTGGAGCAAAGGATGCAACCCAGAGTGATGTTAGCGGCGCTTTGTCAGGGTTAAAACAGTCTTTGTCCAGCGCTTATTCTGACATTGCCACCAAAGTTACCACCACTATTTCGGACGTAACCAAGCCTGCAACAACTGCAATAAACGGCGCGGCGACATCGGCAATTGACGGCCTTTCAAAATCAGTCACGGAACTGGTTAAGGTGATAACCTGATGCAAATAATCAGTATTCAACCAGTCAAAGGGCAGACAATAGACCTAAACCTTGACGGACAGAGGACTACCCTGCGAATTGTCCAGAGAACCAGTGGTATTTATATGGATGTCGCAGTTAACAACTTGTGGGTTGCGCAGGGCATCCTTTGTCTTAACGGAAACAAGATTATCCGTTATCCATACCTCGGGTTTAAAGGTGAGATGTTTTTTTGTGATACCAAAGGTATTGATGATCCGTTTTACTCAGAGCTTGGCGACAGATTTAAGCTTTATTACGCCACTGAGCAGGAAATGAGTGCAGCATCATGACTTATCAAAAGCGCAGGCTTAAGTTCCAGTTTAAGTTAAGTTCCGGGTCATTTGATGAAACAGGGAATGACACACTTACGATTGACAACATAAAGGCCAGCGTGAATGTTGGTGGATACGGTGGCGTTTCCGGGACTGTCCTGAATGCCGAAGTTTACGGTCTGGGTCTTGAACGCATGGCAATGCTTAGCTTTAAAGGCATCCAGTATGAACGAACCATTCAGAATATGATGAAGGTGTGGGCCAATGATGAGCTTATCTTCACCGGCTCAATTGGTTCATGTTACACCGACCTTGGCAGGATGCCTGACGCTCCGCTGATTATCCAGGCGACATCAACCGGTTATGACCAGTCAATCCCTGTGAAGGATTTCCATGTTCAGGGTGACGAAAAAGTTGCAGATATTATCTCTTCTATTGCAAAGATCATTGGCTTTCAGGCTGTGATAGGTGATTCCGTAAATGATGTTGAGTCTGACCCGTTTTATACCGGTAATTATATTGAGCAGATAACAGCATGTGCCCGTGCCCATAACCTGAACTGGGATTTCAGGAACGGAACAATTTATGTATGGAAAGAAGGCGACACCATAGATAAAACGGTACCTCTGGTATCTGCAAAGAGCGGGCTTATTGGTTACCCAATTTTTAATGGATGGGGCGTTACCATTACCACAATGTTCAGCAGCCTGCTTGTCAGAGGGAGAAACCTGCAACTGCAAACTGACCTTCCTAACGCGTCTGGTTTGTATGGCATAAATAATTCCCAGTATATCCTTTCCACATGGCAGGAGGGCGGACCGTGGTTCACTCAGTGCGGTCTGACTATGTATCCTTACGGGCTACCAAATGACAAACAAATTCAAAATCCGGCCGGATGACATCTCAACCGACGCGAACGTTCAGAAGTTCGTGATGGAGAAGTTCTTGTCGGGGAAAGCATTTATCACGCTTGCCATGGTCAAGGCCACTTATCCAGGCAACGAAAATGAGATGAGCTTTGTCGATGTTCAGCCGATGATCCACGGTACTGATGGGACTGGCGCTCTGATAGAGAGAGGTGTCATCTACAACGCTCCTGTTTTCAGGCTGCAAAGGGGCAGTAGCGCGTTAATCATGGACCCGATTGTAGGTGATATCGGCTGGATAGCCTGCTGTGATGAAGACATCAGGACGGCTAAGAAAACATCAGCACCTGCTTTACCTGCGTCAGCAAGGTCACACAGTTACGGCGATGCCATTTATATGGGTGGACTGCTTAACGCTGCGCCGACTCAGTATATGAAGTTTGCTGATGATGGTATCGATATCGTCTCCCCGCTGGTTATCAACGTAAACGGCAACATTATCAGCCTGAACGCTGAAGCGAAAATTTCACTTAACTCACCCGTTATTGAAGCAAACGGTCAGCTTACGCAGGGGGCAGGTAGCTATGCGGGGAACGCTACATTCGGTGGAAGCGTCACAGCCACTGGGGAGGTTCAGGGTAATGGCATTAAGCTTTCTACGCATGTGCATGGCGGTGTAGAATCAGGTAACGCCAACACACAAGGACCTCAATAATGAAAAGTGCTTTAGCTTTTTTTATCTTGGCTTCGATTCCTTATCTTGCAACCGCCTCTCCGGTAGAGTCAAAAAGCGATGAGGGCGCTTTTGCAATATCGTTGGCCGGCGCTTGCGAACTTATGAAAGACAGGGGGTTGACAGCAGATAAACTGAAAAGTGCCCTTGTTAATCAGCAAGGCATGAACAGCGAATCAGCAGATCTTTTAGTAAGCTACTCATCCCAATGGATAGCTAAGAACCCAGGGAAAGCTTGCGATCAGGTTTACATTGATATAATCGATGAGTTATCGGCCAAACAGAAAAATTAACCCACCTGATGGTGGGTTTTTTCTAACCAAATCGGTCTTTAAAACGCTGATCACTTTTCCGTCTTGAAAGCTTTCCACTGCAATACGGGCAAAGATGCTGCTTTTTGCCGTCGAGTTTCCATGTGTAATATTTACGTTTAAATCGCTCGCCACAAACATCGCAGCGGCGTGGCTTTAGCATAGCCCTGATGAGAAGAAGAACGACAATAGCAACGACCCATTCCATGCCTGGCTCCTTATCAGGTGGGTTTTTTGTCTTTTGGCACCAGATGATACTGTTTGACTAGCGCTTCAATAACGGCACGTTTTATACCTTCAGTTACTTCATGGATGCCCTGTCTACTAATCACCATTTTTTCACCCATTGGGTATTTATCTGGGTTATCCAAAATCTCTTGATTGGCTTCAATCCAGAAATTTATAGCTTCAACCATTTCTGCATTAGCCGACCGGCCATTTGACTCGGCAAGCCTCGTGATCTTTTCCTTTAGATCCTCAGGAAGTCTTAAGTTCACTTGCGGATGTCGGTATCTGCGCTCTGACATTTACAACTCCTAACCAATGGTTAGATCAAATCATATGCACAAATAGTACGTGCGTACCTATTGACTATCAATGCGTATCTACTACTATGTATGCGTACCACATACAAAAGGAGATAAATATGAAAGTAAAAACTTTACGGATGCCTGAATGGTTAGAAAAGGTTATGGAGGAACTGGCAAAAAAAGCTGATCGCTCTTTTAGTAAGGAAGCTGTTCGTGCAATGAGGGAATACGCCGAAAGGCAGGGTGTGAAATGTCCAGAATGAGCGAAGCCCAGAAGTGCGCGAACACTCTGGGCCTCTTATCGAACAAATCCACGAAAGGAAATATCGACATGAAAAGCTTAGCAAAGAAGGACCATGATTTCACTATCTTTAGATTCGGACCAAATGATATCCGCGTGGTGATGAAAGAAGGTGAGCCTTGGTTTGTGGCTGATGACCTGTGCAAGGCCCTTAAGCTGAGCAACCCATCTATGTCACTGAAATCACTGGATGATGATGAACGGTCTAAGTTCAACTTAGGGCGTCAAGGGGAGGCAAATATCATCAGTGAGTCCGGCATGTACACATTGATTTTGCGCTGCCGTGACGCTGTTAACTATGGCTCAATCCCTCACCAGTTACGCAAATGGGTTACATCGGAAGTTTTGCCGTCAATTCGCAAAACTGGCAATTATGCCAAATCAGTAAACAGCAATCATCTGATCACCAATCTCGAACTTATCTGTCGCACATGGGATGAAGCCAAAGAGCAGATTACCGTTTTCGACCCGAAGATGGCACAACATCTTAACGGGACGATGAGCATGTTCTGGATGTATACAATGAGCATGAAGGGGAAAGGCAATAAAAAAGGAGGGGTAAAAAATAATCAGCGTTATTTGCAGTAAAGAAAAACCGCCAGTGGGTGCTGGCGGCCTACGTTAATCATTGACTGGAGTTTTGCATGCAACAATCAATCTCAACTGCCTTAAATGTAGCAAATACAAATCCTGTTGTCGATCCTGATAACTTTCCAGTAATCGAGTGGGCTGGTGTTCGCGTGGTCACAACGGAAATATTGGCTAAAGGTTACGGTACTGACGAGGCTAATATTCGGAAAAACTTGTCGCGCAATGCCAGCCGCTTCATTGAGGGCACTCATATCTTCACTATCAAAGGAGAAGAACTGAAGAATTTGCGAGTGACTAATAGTCACGCACAAATTTCGAGCAAGGCACGTTCCGTGGTTTTTTGGGCTGAAAAAGGCGCGGCCCGTATGTCGAAGATTGTCGACACTGATGAAGCATGGGGGTTCTTTGAAAAACTGGAGGACGCATATTTTCGTCCTCAGCCAACAAGCATCCTCCCTCAGACATACGAACAAGCACTAGAGGATTTACTGGTTAAAGTTAAGGAAAACCGCCAGCTTGAGCAGCAACGAGATCGCGCAGTCAAAGAGAAACTCTGGATATCTGAAAAACGAGAAGCTACTGCAATGGCAACAGCCTCTGTCGAAAAACGCAAGGCGAACGCGCTGGCAGAAAAATTAGGTGAATGCAAGAAACACGCAACCATCAAGGCCATCCAGCGGGTTACCGAGCAGAAATACAGCCACTGGCCGCTGAAAAAATGGTGTGCATCTAATGGAATGTCACCTAAAGACGTACCAGACGAAACCTACGGCACCGTAAAGTCATGGCCCGCAGAAGCATGGATGGCTGTATTTGCTGTGGATTTACGCAACATTTTTTAATCGGCGGTATTTTCCGCTAATCGGCTTAAACATCAGCCCATCACAAACCCGCTCCGGCGGGTTTTTTATTGCCCGGAGTATCAATGTTAACTAAATCATTTCTTCTGAATACTGAGGAATGGGATGTGGGGTTAGATGATCTTGGCAACATTGCCATCACCGAAAATCCCTACGCTGTTGCTCAGGACGTCGCCTGTGCCTGTCTGACATTCCTCGGTGAGTCATGGTACGACACCTCGCTTGGCATCCCTTATTACCAGCGTATTTTGGGCCACTGGCCCGGCACGCAGCTTATTAATACCAAGATGCAAACTGAGGCTTTAAAACTCTCCTACGTTCATTCAGCGGCCTGCACGGTGGCTATCGGGAAAGGCGATCGGAAATGCTCCGGCGTCATGACCATCACAGACACGAATAACATCTCCAGCACAATCCAATTCTGAGGCCACTCATGGCGACAGTAATCGCAACAACGGCAGTTCCCGCTGCTGAGTTTTCTGAAATCGGTCTCTCGGTGCCGGATGAGATTGATATCCTCGACGGGCGACTGGTAGATCTGGATAACTCCTTCGGTGGCGGGATGAGCAAAAGCCTCACGACACCACAAGGTCAGATGGCGCAAAGCGACGCGGCAATTATCGCCGACAAAAATGACCAGCTGCTTTATATCGCAAACAACATCAACCCTGACTACGCATCCGGGCGCTTTCAGGATGCTATCGGGCGCATTTATTTCATTGACCGCATAGCCGCCACGGGGACAACTGTAACGGCCACCGTTACCGGGCTTGTGGGGACACCCATCCCGGCAGGAAGCACGGCACAGGATGAAGCTGGCTATATCTATACCTCACTCACTGATGCAGTAATCCCCTCAACAGGGTCTATTGATATCGTATTTCAGAACCTGACCAGCGGAGCTATACCGTGCCCTGTAGGCGCTCTTAACCGAATCTATCGCGGCATATCGGGATGGTCAGGGATTACGAACGCTGCGGCTGGTTCGGCAGGTAACGATGTCGAAACACGCGCTAACTTCGAATACCGGCGCAAACAATCTGTCGCCCTGAACGCGAAAGGAACCCCGGAGTCAATTTACGCCGCCGTGCTGGACGTTGACGGTGTGACTGATGCTTATGTCTGGTCAAATCATTCAGGTTCAACGGTAAATATCGGTGCAACAAATTACCCGGTTCCGGCGCACAGCGTTTACGTGGCGGCATATGGGGGTAACGCAGCTGATATTGCGCAGGCGATTTATATTAAGAATCAGGCCGGATGCGGCATGGTGGGTAATACGTCTTTTGTCGTGACGGATACAACGCAGGGAACCAACAACCCTCCGCAATATACGATCACCTGGAATACCCCCTCGCCTGCCAGAACGTATTACAAAGTCGAAATCGAGAGCAACGCATCGCTGCCTTCTAACATCGGCGACCTGGTAAAAGAGCAGGTAATTAACGCCTTTAATGGCGGGAGCGACCTTGTGCCAAAAGCCAGAATCGGGTCAAAGCTTTTCGCCGGCGGTTATTACTCTGTGGTGAATAAGATTGACCATTCCGTGGTCAACGTCTTGTCTCTCACTGTCAGTAAGAACGGTACAACATTTGCCTCATCAGTTGAATATGGCGTTGACCAGATCCCCACTCTCGACGCTAACGATATTACGGTAACCCTCGTATGAGAAATGTGAAGGACACAATCCTCACACAATACGCAGACAGTCCGAAACTTAGAAGCCTGATAGAAACATTTAATGACGCACTCGACCTGGATGATTTCACTGAAGAGTTCATTAAGTCTGTGTGGGATATTTCCACGGCTGATACGTACGGGCTGGATGTGTGGGGAAAGATAGTTGGCGTATCACGATTGCTTAAAGTTGAGCAATCTTCCACATATTTTGGCTTTGATGAAGCATTAACCTCCGCTTCGAATAATTCACCCAAGCCATTTAATGAAGCACCTTTTTATAACGGTCCGCTTCAGTCACAGACATACCGGCTGAGCAATGACGCCTATCGCATCCTGATCATGGCAAAGGCCATGTCAAATATAACGGATTGCTCGATCCCAAATATTAACCGCCTGCTTAATTACCTTTTTGGAACTAAAGGACAGGTGTTCGTCGCAATTACCGGAGTCATGTCGATTCGGTATGTCTTTCTCTTTGAATTAAGCGACGTGGAGCGGGCAATAGTTCTCAATTCGAATGCCATAACAAAACCATCGGGCGTGTCAGTTGGCCTGATGATAGTTGACCCACAAACAACCTTCGGGTTTGCCGAAGCAGGCCTTCAACCGTTTGAACAGGGAATATTCTTCCCGGACACAGGAATACAAAATGCAAATTAGCAATTTACCTAAATTGTTACCGGTTCCTTTTGCTAGCAGTGGTTCTAAACAGGATATCCCCGTAGCGTCACAGATCGGCGTAGAAGGTGGACGCGCATCATATACGGACGGATTCCCGCCACTAACCAGAACGCCAATTGCTGCCGGGGGAATTCCTCCATTCGGGACTGATTTTAACGGCGTTTTAAACGATGTAACTGCTGCGATACGCTGGGCTCAGTCTGGAGGGGGATATCGATATGATTCTACATTTTCGGCCGCAATTGGGGGATATCCAATAGGGGCAGTAATTAACAATTCCACGGGTGACGGGTGCTGGCTAAATACAATCGATGGTAACAACAATAATCCGGAAGTTGCCACTGCCACCCCGCTAACAGGATGGGTTCCGGTAAATTGCTACGGCAGTACAAATCTGTCAGGGCTTGGCGCTTCAAGCCTGACGCTGAATACACTCCAGGCATCAAAAGACATTATTACTCTTTCAGGAACGCTAACTGCTAACATAAGCATCATCCTTCCGGCGTGGATTAAAAAGTGGAACATCGCAAATAACTGTACTGGTTCATTTTCTGTGACAGTTAAAACTCCGTCAGGGACTGGAGTAGTAATACCTACAGGTTCATCTGCTTTTGTTCATGGAGATGGGACTAATATAGTCCCAACCCTGGATCCAACACTTGCAGCCATTGCAAATCTTTCAGCCTCTGCTAATAAACTTCCCTATTTTTCAGGGGTCGATATTGCAGCACTAACCGACCTGACATCAGTAGGTAGAGATATAATTGGCAAAAATAATATTGCAGACATTCTCACATACCTTGGTTTGGGAGAAGGCTCTGCATTACCTGTTGGTGTGCCTGTTCCGTGGCCTTCAGCCACTCCGCCAACAGGCTGGCTGAAATGCAATGGTGCGCCTTTTTCTGCCGAAGAGTATCCGGAACTGGCAAAAGTTTATCCGACAAATGAATTGCCAGATTTACGTGGTGAGTTTATTCGTGGATGGGATGATGGGCGCGGGGTGGATGCAGGGCGCGAGCTTCTCTCGGCGCAGTCCGATTTATTTAAAGCGCATCACCACAATTTTTCGTTTTTTAAAGGCGGTGCCATGCTTGGCGGAACTGGTGCTGTATACGATTTTAACGGTAATGTAGGCAGAGATACCGGCGACACCGGCGGAAATGAAACGCGCCCCCGCAACATTGCATTTAACTACATCGTGAGGGCTGCATAATGACACAGGCAAAATTAAACAGTGAATTTATTGCCACGGAACCCGGCTTTATTAACGTTTATAACTACAACGGAGAAACGCGGGGATATATTTCCACATCAACTGAGTATCTTGCTGTGGGTGTCGGTATTCCGGCGCATTCCTGTTTAGATGCTCCTGGCTCAAACAAAGCTGGTTATGCAATCTGCCGTTCTGCAGATTTTAACTCATGGGAATATGTGCCAGACCATCGCGGTGAAATCATCTATAGCACCGAAACAGGAGAATCGAAAGAAATCACAGCTCTGGGTGATTACCCTGAAAATACAACCACTATCGCCCCGTTAACGCCATATGATAAATGGGATGGTGAGAAATGGGTGACGGATACTGAGGCACAATATAGCGCCGCAGTGGACGCGGCAGAAATCCAACGCCAGTCACTGATTGATGCTGCAATGGCTTCCATTAGTCTGATTCAGCTGAAATTGCAGGCCGGGCGTAAACTGACGGAGGCAGAAACAACACGGCTTAACGCTGTGCTGGATTACATTGACGCGGTGGAAGCAACAGATACCAGCACCGCACCGGATATCAGTTGGCCCCCGCACCCGGGAGAGGAGGCCATTCAGGTTTCTCTGGATTAACCCTCATCAACTGCACCCGGTATTTCTTCCATTCAGTTAAAGCGGCGGTTTCTTCTTCCGCCACTAATCCAGCATCGACCGCATCCTGCCTCCACGCGATTTCAGCATCAGTTGCTGCTCGCAGAGCGGATTTTTTCTGTTCTGCGGCAGCGACGTCAGCAGCATGTTGTGCCGCAGTGTCAGTCACCCACGCCACGCCATCCCACACATCGTGCGGTGTCGATGGCGCAACAGTAACGAACCCGGCGTGAACAGGACCGATATAATCAACGATGCGCGCTCGGGTGAGTTCGACGACTTCCCGGTGATGTGATGGGGCATGGGTGGGGCATAAAGTTACCGCGAAACGACGTTAGTTCATTGCACATGACAAACCGTATCGCGGCAACATAGCTGAAGTTACCGCACATCAATCCAACATCAAGCCACTTCGTTAAAAGACTTAATAGTCTCCAGACGAAAATGGATTGTAAAACCGGGTTCGCCAGAATGGGGATCAGGGTGGTGACGTCATGGCTGCTCAGTGAAC